CAAGAAAAAATTAAACAAATATTATATGCAAATACATCACTACAAAAATCATATAGTGTTAATATGACGATGCTTGAAGATGGTCGTTTCCCAAAAATTTATGGATGGCGGCAAGCTCTTCAAGCTCATCTTGACCATGAAAAAATTGTTTATATTAATCTATATCAGCAAGAACTTAATAAACTAGAGCATCGTTTAAAGATTGTTGAAGGAATTATTAAAGCAATTGCACAGATTGATGAAGTTATTAAGATTATTAAACAATCTCCTAGCATCAAAGAAGCTAATATTAATTTACAAAAGTTGCTTATTATAAATGAAGAGCAAGCCAAAGCTATTCTTGATATGAAGTTATCTCGATTAGCTAAGCTTGAAGTCGATAAATTCATTGAAGAAAAAATTCAATTACTGGAACGTATTTCTGTCATTAAAGCAATTCTTGAATCAGAAGAATTACTTAAAGAACAGATGGTTAAACGATTCCAAGAGGTAAGTAATAAATTTAGTGATAAACGTAGGACAGTTATCGCGGAACGAGCTGCAGCAAAAACTACTAAGGCAACAAAAGAAAAAGTTGCAGCTATACCTGAAGATGTAGTTGTTTATATGAATAAAGATAGATATATTAAATCTATCCCTGTTAAATCATATCGTCGTGGTAAAGAGCAGGTTATAAATTTATTTAAAACAACAACCGCAGATATGGTAATGTTATTTACTAGCACAGGCCGTATGTTCCGTATTAAATTAAATACAATTAAAACTTGCGGCATGAATGATAAGGGAACCGCTGTAGGTTCTATTGTTCAACTTGAACCAGATGAATATGTCTTAAACATTGTCCCTAATACAGCGCAACAAGACTTTATTTTATTCACAACTAAAAAGGGTATTGTTAAGAAAACTAAATTAAAAGATTATATCAGTAACACCCAGAATCTTCGTGGCATCAAAGCTGTAAGTATTAAAGATGATGATGAGCTACTATCTGTTTCTCTTGGATATGACACAGATAATATTATTCTTGTCACTGGTAATGGTTATAGTATTAGGTTCGCAGCAGATGATATTAATGCACAAGGTAAAACGGCTGGCGGCGTTAAAGGTATTACTTTAAATGACTCTGATTATGTAGCTAGTACAATTCTTTGTAATGAAGAAGATCCCATTTTTATTTTTGAAGAGGGTGGCTATGGAAAAATAATCGCTAATAAGGTTTTTCAGTCTCAAGGACGTGGCGGAAAAGGACAAAAAATTAAAATAAATAATATTATTTTATGTGCTATGAGTGTTAAAATAACTGATGAACTCTACCTAGTACATTCATCTAATAATGTTTCTTCTATTAAAATATCTACAATTCCATTCTCGACTAAGAATGATACGAGTGAAAAATTATCGTCTAAAATAGTTCTTGACATATATACCTTATAATGATATAATAATAAAGTAAGGTAAAAACCTTACTCTATTTTATTATAGGAAGGAACATTATGAGTGAATTATATCCTGGTAGTCACCAGATTCCAGCTATGCGATATCATAATAAACTTAGTGATGCTAAAGTAGATGCTGCAATGGCTAATGGCGAATGGTGTATGCAGCAAAAAATGGATGGATGTTTTTATCAACTAGAAAAAATTGATAATGACCATATTTATCTTTTTTCTCGTACCAAAAGTAAAAAAACAGGAGAGCTTGCGGAAAAAAGTGATAATGTGCCGCATATCATAGAATGGGCACGTAAACATCTTCCTGATGATACGGTCGTTCTAGGTGAAGTTTATATCCCCGGTGGCCACAGTAATGATGTAACTTCAATTATGGGCTGTTTACCTAAAAATGCCATTGCACGACAAGAAGCATCTGATTGGGTACATTATTATATATTTGATTGTATCTGGTATGCAGGAAATAATCTTTGTGATAATACTTTTGAGACTCGTGTAGGTCATTATCTTGAATATATGCTTTATGATTGCTTTATTGGTGAAAAATATATTGAGATGGCTACAACCTATACCCTTGGAGAAAACATAAATATTGGTATAGGTTGTAAATCGTTTCAAGAAAAATTAAATGAGATATTTGCAGCTGGTGGTGAAGGAGCAGTCTTTAAACGTCTTGATAGTATTTATGAACCAGATAAACGTCCTATGACATGTTTTAAAATGAAAGAACATGTTGATTCAGTTGATTTAATTGTAATGGAATTACTTGATCCTATGCGGGAATATACTGGTAAAGAAATAGACATCTGGCCTTATTGGGAAGATGGAATTCCTGTAACTAAACATTATTATTATAATTGGAAAAATGGGATGCGACTTGGTGCTTATAAAGATGGCGAACTTATTGAAGTTGGTCGTGTAGCATCAGGATTAACTGATGAATTACGTGAAGACATGGCCGCACATCCTGAAAATTATATTGATAAAGTAGTTCAAATTTCTTGCATGAGTCTTAATAAAAAAGACTATACTGTGCGGCATCCTGTATATGAGTGTATGCGGCCAGATAAAGACGAGAATGATTGTTTACTTGATGAAATTTTTAGTTAAATATTTTTTACTGTTGTTTAAAATAGTTGTAGACAATTGTAGTTATTATATAGTATAATATATGTATCAAAGGAAAGAAAAGGATTTCTTTGATATAAAAATAAAGTCATAATATTTATTAATAAGTATTAAAGAAAGAAAAGGAGATTATTATTATGGCACAGCTTTTTAGTGAGAACGCTCAGGCAGTTATTCGTTTTCTACAGGCAGATCCTAATGGTCAGTACACCGCTGATGATATAGCAAATGCTCTAGGTCTACATCCTCGTCAAATCAATGGTACTGCAACTGGTCTACAGAAGAAGGGTATTACTGAGCGTGTTGTTGTTGAGGGTATTGAAAAGAAGGTTATTCGTCTAACTCCTGAAGGTCTAGCTGTTGATCCTGCTATGGAAAAACCAGCTGAGTAAATTAAAAATAATACACGGAGTTAAAAGGAGAGGAGGGTTGTCTGTATAAGGCGCCCTCCATTTTATTATGGAGTATATTATATTATATAGTATAACCATAATCATAATAGTTATTACTACATTAATATGTAAAAAATATTTAACTCTTATATCAAAGAAAAAAGAAGAATATGAGCGTTTACAAAGTGCTGTTGAGACTTTAGTAAATGAAAAAGATAGAATTAATAACGATATTGATAAGGGTAAAACCACTCTTAATGATATACGTCATAAAGTTGATTTTACTGATCAAATACTTAAAGATTTAAATCAACAATATGATAAAACTAAAGACCATCTTGACAATCTTAAACAAATAGCTAAAGATAATGAAACTAAATTACAAGAAGATTATAATAATGCCGCACAACAATATAAAGATAAGTTAGCATATATTAAAGAAACATGCGATGCTGAAAAAGCTATCATTGAATTTGATTTAGAATCTTTAAAACAAACTCGTCATGCTGCGATTGAACAATGGAGAAAACAGCAACAAGATAAAAATCAACTTGATGGATATAAATTAAATATCACACCGCAAGATAAAAAAGATATTCAATTATTACAGAATATTCGTTTACAGTTTTCGCACCCAAGAGTCATATCCAAATTAATATGGCAAACATACTTTCAGCCATTAGCAAAGCAACAGTTCATTATGATCCTTGGTAATGGAACTAAATGCGGCGTTTATAAAATTACTAATATATTAGACAATAAATGTTATATTGGTCAATCAGTTGATATTTATAAACGTTGGTGCGATCATTGTAAATGTGGATGCGGTATAGATACTCCTAAAAATAATAAATTATATGCTGCAATGGAACAAGATGGTATTGAAAACTTTACTTTTGAACTATTGGAGGAATGTCCAAGAGAAGAGTTAAATAAGAAAGAAGCATTTTATATTGATTTATATGAATCAAATGATTATGGTTACAATCAAACCATTGGAGTAAATTAATGGAATTTAATACTTTAGATGTTCAAGGATTTGATTCTGCATTAAAAGGTATGCGGAATCCTCTTAAATCATATGATAAAGCAGATACAGTTAAAAATAATATAACAGGTTCTGTCACTATAGGTCCAAATGATTATAAATTGGCTAAAAGTCTTTGGAAAGGTGGAACCGAACATCGTAAATGGATGCGGCAAGTAATTGTTTGGGTTGAAATTACTGCGCCAAGGTATATCTGGTCAGAATGGGATACTTATAAAATTGGAACTTCTGCAAATTCAGAGAGTACAATGCATACCATTCTTAAAGAAGATTTTAATGCATCTCAATTTGAGTGGCCTAATTTTAATGGATCAGATTGGGATATTGAAGCTGCATTTAATGACTACATTGATGTGATTAAAACTGTACGAGATCGTGCCAATGAAGTAACGGATCAAGATAAAGAGCATTATCAACAGATTTTAAAGGCAATGCTACCAGAATCATTTTTACAAAAACGAACTATTTGTCTTAATTATGAAGTACTTGCAACAATGTATCGTCAACGTAAAAATCATCGTTTGCCGCAATGGTCTAAAGAATTTGTCTCTTGGATAAAGACACTCCCTTACAATGAGTTTATTACAGGAGATTTTAATGCTTAAAATTTATGTATATGATGGAGGAGACAATCCTATTTTAATTATTGATACAAATATTGATAAAAATGAATTTGAAAAAGCACTCGAAGATTGGCCGGAATTTATTAAGGTTGATGACAGTCGTACAGGTATAAGTTTTTGTATTCCTGCACATAGATATCCTATTGGATGGCAAGAGGAATAAATTTTTATTGACAGCTGTAATAAAATATTTTATAATATTATTGTAAATAAAAATAGAAAGAGAGTAAATACACATGAAAAATAATTTTGAGAACTCTGTTAATGTTCGTGGTTGGGTATTTAATCACACTCTAGCAAAGAAAGTTTCAAGAAAAGGTGTAGAATATATCGGTGGTTCTATCAATGTTGCTACAGATGTAGATGCCGTTAATGTCGTTCCAGTAAATTTCATGTATGTAGTTCCAACTTTTAAGAATGGCAAGCCAAATGCGACTTATTCATTCTTAGAGCAAATTATTAATGAAAATAATACTTATGAAATGAATGGAGCTTCAGCGACAAAAATTCGTATTGATGGTGATGTTGAATGTAATGACTTCGTAACTCGTGAAGGTGAAATGGCTTCTCCGAAACGTGTCCGTGGTAGTTTTGCTCATCCTGAAACTGGTGATATTGCAACAGTAGGTTGTGCAACGTTTAAGACAGATATGCTTATTGAGGGTTATCAAGAAGTTGAAGTTGAAAACGGTGATAATTATGGTCGCATCCGTGGTTATGTTTTCAATTTCAGAAATGATTTCCTTCCAGTAGAATATACAATTCGTACAGCTGGTGGTATGAGTTATTTTGAAAAAGCAGATATTAGTATCAGTGAACCAATGCTAACTAAGGTTTGGGGCAATATTGTTTGCACAACAATTGAAAATCGTACTGAAACAGAGAATGCTTTTGGCGCTCCGACTGTAAATATCACAACTCGCACTCTTCGTGCTTGGGATATTGAGGGTGCATCTGTTGATCCAATGGAATTTGGTGATGAATCTATAATGACTGCAGAAGATGTAACAAAGGGTAAGGCAGATCGTGAACAGCATCTCGCAGAAGTTCGTGCAAATCATGACGAGTATCAAAAATCTAGAGATAATGCAAACAATGCTTTTAATGATGATCCTCCTTTTAGTGGAGCGACTACCGTGAAGTCTGCATCACCAACAGCCGCAAAGAATTTTAAATTTTAATTAGGAGGTAGTATATGGCTAGTGTTGATATTTTTGCGGTTAAACCGCACGTAGTATCAAGAGATCTAAAGGGCTATACTATACTTCTATACGGTGCTCCTAAAACTGGTAAGACAACTATAGCCTCAAAGTTCTCTAAAGCTCTTCTTCTCGGCTTTGAAGCTGGTTATCTTACCATTCCAGGAATTATGGCTCTTCCAATTAATTCATGGGCAGAGTTTAAAAGTGTTCTTAAACAGCTTAAAACTGATGAAGGTCACGCAACCTATGATAATATTATTGTAGATACTGTAGACATTGCTTATGATCTTTGTGAAAAGTATATTTGTAATCGTGAAGGTGTAGAAAATATCGCTGATCTTGCCTATGGAAAAGGCTATAATATGGTATCAAAGGAATTTGATGAAGCTCTTCGTTTAATTCCACAAATTGGTTATGGTCTTGTTATGATTAGCCATAGTCAAGATAAAGTATTCACAGATGAAAATGGTAAAGAATATAATCAAATTTGTCCCACTCTTGGAAATCGTCCTCGTCTAATCGTAGACCGCATGAGCGACTTAATTATTTATGCGCATCCAATCCAAGAGGAAGATGGAACTATTCATACTGTTGGATTTATGCGGCAAACACCTCGATTTGTAGCTGGTTCTCGTTTTAAATATACGCCAGATAGTATTGAATTTAATTATGACAATCTCGTAAATGCTATCGGTGATGCTATCGATAAACAAGCTGCAGAATATGATAACAAGTTTGTTACAGATGCTCCAGTAAAGGTTGAATCAGTGCCGCAAATTCTAGATTTTAATGAATTAATGAATCAATTTAATACATTGGTTGAAAAAATTCAAAATGCAACTGGTGATGCATTTGGTACTGATTGGGCACCACGTATTGTTGAAATTACTGATAAATATCTTGGCAAAGGAAAGAAAGTTTCTGATGCTACACCTAAACAAGCTGAACAGCTTGAATTAATTGTAAACGAGTTAACTGAACAAGTTGGGCTCGGTTTATAATCTTCTTTATAACGGTTGTCAAGGTAATTCTTGACAGCCGTTATTTTTTATGCTATAATATTATTATGAATAATCTTTAGGAGAATATTATGGCAAAACTTCCAAATGTAAAATGTCCATATTGTGAAGAAATTTTTTCTCGTGAAGAATATCCTGATTTTGTGCATATTGGTAATAGATATTATCATAAAAAATGTTATGATCAAAAGATGGAAAATGAAGAATATTATAATAAAATTCACGAATACTGTAAAAATAAATATGGAACAAGTTATAGTAAACGAAGAATTGATCAA